TCAATCCTCTAACGGAATATCATCCACAATCACAGTATGATTAGGGTTAGCGTTAGATACATCTTTCACTGCCTTATCTAACTCCTCATCTTCTCCGTCCCATTCACCAATATTAATGAATATAGGAACATTCCCGTTAATATCATGCTTATCTGTAAATAACTTATGGTATTTACCCAACATATCACGAGCTTTTAAACGATCACTAGGCTTAATTGGTACCTCTATCAGTTCAACATGTTCGTTATAGACTAGCTGTACTTTGCCACTTTGCGGATTCTCTTTATATTCCCCTCGCTTGACTACAACTTCTTTCGTTTCTGTTTCGTCACCGACTGCCGCATTCGTAAGCACATGTAGCAACTCTTTTGCAGTTAATACATTCTCATCTATAATCTTATCTTTTTGTTCTTGAATATATTGCTTGATGTGTGGTTTCTTTAATAATCTACACCCTGTCACATGTGCGCTATTTGCGCTATAGCCTGCTTTTATGGCACTTTGTGTTACATTTAGTGTTCTAATATACTCATTCACAAAACGTGCTTGCTTTGCCGTTAACTCACTCATTCTATCACCTCCACAATTTTATCTAATAAGGTTTCATACCAAAATCTTACAGATTGTTCTGAACACTCTAAGACATTGCTAATATCTTTATAACTACGTCCTTGTATTAAAGAATCGAAAATATAAAACTCTTTATCATTAGCTACTTGGTCAACAATCATTTCTAAGTGATTCTTTATAATATGATCATCGACATTATCGTCTGTCATCAATTCGTCAGAATTTTCATCACCTATTGAAAAGAATTCATCAGTATTTATATCATCATCTATTAATGCATCACTTCTAGTTCGCTTATGATAATCACACACGAAGCCTTTTATTTGCTTTTTATCCATTGTTACACCACTTTTACATGTGAAGATTGATAATAAGCATTTACTCGTGCAATCTTGCTATTTTCAATTGCTATATTTCTTTGTTTTTGACGTTCTGAACGTTGTTTAATACTTTCTTGATACAAATCAACCTGTAAGCGTTCAATGACGTTGTAGGGCTTATATCGTCCATTTGAACGCATATATTTTACAACTTGCTTCTGCTCTTTTTCTGTATAATGATTTAGTACCGTTTTCAACAACACCATATTACTTATAGATCGTTTTTTATAATTTTGTAATCTTGCCTTTGTTTCAATGATTTTGATAACTAGTTTTTCAATTGGATATGAGACAGACACGACACCCATTATTTCATCACATGTTGTGGTCGACGCGCTCATATGATACATACTTTCAATTTGGAATTCACACATCTTAATTTTTTTATTAATAAATACTGGGTTAAATTGCGTTAATAGTTGATACTCAGATAGTTTATTGTAGCCATTACGATAATATAAACAATACTTCGTTTTAAGCAGTTTCATTTATTCACCCCTATATAGAGAGCCTACCCACATTGGATAGGCTATAGTTCATTTCAATACTCTAGCAACATACATTGATAGTATTATAATTAAACATTAAATGGTTCAATAATATTAACTGCGCCAATAAATTCAATATTTTGAATATCATTTTCTCGTCTCTTTCCATCAATATAGCGTGATAACTCTTTCTGCTTTGTATAGTACTCATTATTATAAGCTTTCAATTTATTCTCAGCTTCTTGTAATTCTTGTTTAAGTTGCTCATAGTTATTTAAATCAGCTTGATACACATCAATATATTCATCTCTTAAACGATCAGCCACTTGAGTCATACTTTCACAATTTTTTATTACAACTTGCTTAAGTGAGCGTTTCATTACAGTTAACCTTTTATTTTTTACACGATAATCAGCTTCTAATTTTTCAATCTCACTATATAATTTATCTGCTTGTTCTACTTTTCCATTAATCACTAAATCTTGATACTCTTTATTTTTACTCGCTAGTTCATTCTTGGCATCATTAACATTTGACTCTAATTTATTTATATCATTACCATATTCATGGATATTGTTTTTATACTTATCGATTTCTTTGATTGTTTGCATTATTTCACCCCTAGTTAAATAACTCTATATTTTTCGCAATTGCATTTTGTCTAGTTACATCATCTTTAATGTCTAAGATTTTTTGACGTTTTTCACGTTTTTCTTCTGTACTTTGTGTTGCGTCTTTATTATCTTGTTTTATGTTTTTATTTTGTCTCTCTTGATATATATATAATCTCAACTTTTGGTTTTCAGTCAGTTCTAATACTTCACTTAATTCTTCGTACTGATTTGTTTCCATTTAAAATACTCCTTTACACTTCAATTCGTTTCAAAGCCTCATAGCGTTTCATACTGCCATCAGCTAATTTCTTAATACTTCTCATCGCTTGTTGCTTTTCTTGTTCTGTCGTAATGATGTAATAACCACGTTCACTAGGTTTATAACTGCATCCGATAGGATAGCCATAATCATATACTAATGAATTGATTACTCTTCGTAACCATCGTTCATTACTTGAATTATATTCATATCCCAATTGATTTAAGATTTTAGTTTTAGTAATATACTTATTGGACGTATTTTTTATCACATTGAAAACTTGCAGGTGTTCGGTGGGTAAATGATACGTCTCTTTTTCTGCGATACTTTGCATTTCTACACCTCTTTCTTTTAATTATTTCATACCTAAATTATACCATTTTCACTGACCTAAAACAAACTTATGTTCGCTTTATAGCGCGTTTTATCAGTTGTTTAGCTTATCTCATAAAACACTTATAAAACAACATTATAAAATTAATAAGGAGCCTTTTAGATCATTCAAATACAGAACTTAAGTTCGATATAATAGTGCGAACAAACAGCGAACAAATTTAACTTTTAGGCCTATACCAAAAACCCAAACTTTAGCTTGTATTAGCAACACCAAAATTCGTATACATTGCTGTAACCTTATTATTTTTATTAGGAGCCACACACTACATGTGACCCCTCGTAACATTATTTACTCAAGCTATAGTAAGACTCTTTTAGATCATTCAATTTACGTTCTAAAGCCTTGTAATCCTCTTGTGTCGCATTCTCATCTTGTACAAACTCAGTTACTAATTTTAATCCCTCAACTAACTCTGGTACTGGTTCATTGATTCCCGTAGCTATCTGATACAACATTTCAATATTCGATATCACATCAGTATTACTTGACTGAATGCCCTCAAGTGTATCTGTATCAAATCCATTTTCTAGGTACTCAAACACATCACTATTATTTGATTCTGCATATGTTTGTAATCCATACATAAAATACTCATCTTCAAACAATTGACTAGCCATCACATCACTAATAGAAAGCTGTTTACCGTCATGTAATTCATAACCTACATAATGACCTTCTATGCTTCTTATAAGCCCCTCAGTGTGCTTAGGTGACGCTAATTCAAATGATTGCCTTACTTTACAATCTTTAATATATACATGACCAAACAACTTACTATTCATCACCACATAACACATATCAAACGGATCATTATATAACTTAAAGCAATACGGTTGCACTTTACTATGTTCTAATAATCCCGTGTAGTACCTTAGTAACGTGCCTGCTCGTGTTTCAAATTGGTTTACGATAGTTTCTATATTCATTTGATTTTCTCCTCTTTATTTATTCTTAATACCATAGGCACCCATGAGGGCACGTCCGTTTGTTGTCCATCTTCTGGATAACAAATAGCTAATGGTAAGTTAGGAACTCTACCATCCAACAAATAACGCATTACATAACTACCTCTATACACTAAATCAAGTTGTTCACTTTTAACTAATTCAATCAGCGCAAACATTGTAATCTTGTTCCATCCACTCCAAAACACTACATTCTCATCCTTATCGTGTGTGATACTAGTTCTTCCTATATAGTCATGATTCATTTCTTTAAACAAATCTTCTAACTGATATATCGGTATCTCCTTATATTCTTTCACATATTCGTATATATACTTTTTAAGTTGTTCTTTATCCATGTGTAACCTCCAGCATTAATTTGGTGTTTTTTACTTTTAGTGGGGATTAGTACCCAGTGAGTCCCCAGTGTTTTTTTACTTCGGGTACTATCAAACTCTTGTCACTACGTTACTTTATGCAAAAAGTACCCGTTGTACCCGTGTTTTATATAATAGAAAATCTGTATTATATAAATTATTCTCACAAAACAACTTATTTTAATTAAACACTATTAATAAACATTGGGTACTTCGGGTACTAATAACTTTAGACGCTTGATATTACTGTGTTTATTGAGTACCCGTTAAACATCTATTTATGGGTACTCAACGGGTACATGCAGGTACTACTCAATAATTAGAATTAGGATTGTATGAATTTGAAAAATCAAATCCCAATTCTTCTAGTACTTCTTGCCTTATAGCAAATCCCCTATACTTTACTGTTTGATGTTTGACCTGTTTTTGTAACCTGTCTTTTTCACCTTTAATTAAATATCCTTTTTTGTCCCATTGTCCTGTGATGGTTTGTAATTCGTGTGTTAACTTCTCTTTGACTGTTTCACCTAATATGCATAAATAATCACGTTTATATATAGCTTTGATGTCCCCGTTTTTGACTGAACTATATCCATCACCAGCGATATTATTTCTATTTGCATCTAAATATTGTAATAGTTCCTCTAACAGTTGCTTAGGTTTATCAATCGTCTTATTGTTTTTAACCATGCTGTCATAGGCTTGTTCAATAATTTTAAAATGGTCATGTTCAAATCCATCAATATCATTCAAAACCTCACCGGTAACTTGTAGTAACGCAAAGGCACGTCCTAAACGTTGCATGATTTCATTACTACCTTTTTGATTAAAATACCGTTGATAGCTTTCAAAAGCGTTCTTATACACGTCTTTTTTAGACTCATATTGTTTAATAAATGCCAACCCTAACGTTCCATAGTTCTCCCTAAACGATTTGTCTAATGTGGTAAAATCAAAATTATCTGGATATGGTGGATCTTGTAGTGTAACTACACGTGCTGATACACCCGCTTTTTCATCAGCCATATTTGCGATAGATGATTCACCAGTAGAAATTAAAATATTTCGCCATTCTTTTTTAGCATTTAGCGTTAAATTAATATTACTTCTTGATTTACTTTCGCCACTAGAAAAATTATATGTGGCACTGGTAACAAACTTAGGATGTGTGTTACGTGTATCATCTTTAAACATTGGAAATGAGTTCAAAAATGACGCCATTGATTCAATACTATTTTGAGTAGAACTCCATGTTGTAATAAGGTCACTGGTTCCCCAAACACTTGATACTAAGTTGAGTGTGAATGTTTTACCTGTGGATGTACTACCTGATATTTCTACAATAAAGGGTTGTAACCCAAATTCTCTTAATAAAACTGAGCCTAAAGATGCATACAACATAACCATTACCATTGGTAAATCTTTTATTTGAGCAAACACCTTTTTAGAGTAACCTTGTAGTGTTCCTTTACTTCGAAAAGAGTCTATTAACTTTTGAAACCCTTTATCATTGCTAAACAACTTGACATTGCTGTCTTTCATTACTTCTTGATAAGGATAAATAAAATAACCTTTCACATGCCCCAAACGCGTTGCAACTTTAACATTTAATGGTGGATTATACCGTTTAGATATATTAATATAGTCAACAAGTTTAGTAGATGTTGACGATGTTACATCTAGCTTTTTATTAACCAATTTCAAGAGTTGACGACTATCTGAAATTTCTTCGGCACTCACAGCTATATTTACTGGCGTTTTATTGTCATAGAAAAGCATATTAAAGCTGACTTCGTTACTCTCAATATCTTCAAAGCGTTCAGTAATTTGAGGGATTGTATTTGTGACAAAAACCTTTTTTATCTGGTTCGCCTTCTTTTTTACTTGGTATAAGTTGATATAAGGCAACACCGCATTGATGATGTTCAATTTCATAGCCTTTCGGTATAATTTCTTGTAAGGCACTATCTTTTTTATTAATTTTTTCAATTTTATCAAGTACATCACTTTTACCTGTTTCCATACAAAGCCCCTTTCTAATTGTTATAGTGTTTATTTAATATCGATTGAAAAGTGGCGTTGATTTCTTGTTCTTTCATAGGTGGTTTACATGCGAATTGCCCCCATAGTAAAGCAAATGAATAAACAATATAATCATTAACGTGACATCTTAATAAATGCCCAACTAAGCTAGCTAGTGCATTGTTACGATTGCCTTCGGTTGTTCCAAAGCTTAACTCACGCCAGTACTCACTATCACGTCGCGTGTATCCTATGACATTAGGACTAGCATTTGATTGTTCATACTCCTTTAACCACTGTTCGAGCGTATCAACATCCATAATTGGACAGTCATTCACACGCTTAATAAATATGTGTCCTTTTTGAATAACTGGTAATGCAAAACATCTACTTGGCTGATATGAACCTTCATCAACTTTGTGGCCAATTTTATTCGCTAATACTTTTGTATAATTACGATAATAATCTGCACTTATTCGCTCATTCAGAGGGATATACAGGCGTATTCTAGCTTGTTCAGTTGTATGGCTGAACGATGTATGCCAAAACCATGCAACATTGCTTAAAACTGAGCTGATTGCTTCATGTAATTGCTTTAAATCATTTATTTCATCATAATCAAGTACAATCACATCTCTGTATATGACATTAACGTCATTGCGATGCTTTTTTATTGTTTCACCATGATCATTTGCACCGTCTTTAATATCACCGTACACAGCAACACCACGTGCATACTTATAATTCGCTTCTATAGGCACAGACAGTTTATTAACCAACTTACTCCATTCAGGTTTTGAAAAGCTCTTAAATGAACGTGAGTCTAAACTTTCATAATGTACCACTGAAACATGTGTGTCATATTCTAATTTAATTTCATTCATTTTTTGCACCTCTTAATGAAACAACAGAGCAAAGATGTTATAATAAAAATAGTTATTTTTTATTAATTACTCTGTAATTTTTAATTTCTTTGCGTCATCTGATTCTGTCGCCAAACTTACATCAGATGATGCTTTTTCTATTTCATGAAACTTTTCGATAATATTATCGAACTGCTCTATATAGAGATGGAATAAATCAAATATTTGATTATTGTGAATACGTCTCTCATGATAAGAAGCACCCTCTCTAATTACTTCATCTTTATTTAAGTTATGATTTGTTTCATGTGGATATAACTCCTCAAAATGCCAACCATGATTATCCTTTAAATCTTCGAATCTATCTTTCAATACTTTCAAATCGCTAAACAAATCATTAATTTCCCAATTCATTTTTATTCTCCTTTTCCTAATTGAAAATTATTCTTTAATTCTTGTGCGCACCATTTCATTATCAATTCTAAGTGCTTTTCACGACTGATCTCTGAAACCACTTCAATACCATTAACATATTCAGTGTGTTCATAACTTTCCAAGTTATTCATGACACTTAACTCAAGTTGATAAACCACGTGTTCTATTACTTCTTTTTGTTCATTATTCATTTTCTAATCCTCCTGTTAAATTAAATCCTAAAGTTATTAGCCAAGCATAAACGCTAAAAGCAACATACATGTTAGATATTGCTAGTAATAAGATTGTTAACAACGAAACTAAGCAGATATAAGTTAAGTAGATTTTCATTGCCTTGCCTCCAATAACTTTTTGATATTGACTTGTTTAAAGTCGTTATTCTGGATATTCATATGAGCAGTAAGCTGTTCCATGAATTCATCTACATCAGACTTTTTGAATCTATACGTAGATCCGACCATATAATATTTCATGCCATTATTAATAAGTAATTCTTCAATAGTAGGCTTACTTAAATTCAGATAGTTAGACAACTCTTTGTAAGTCATAAAATATTTCTCTTTCGCTAATTCGTCCACACGTGCATTGATAGCCTGCTCAAGTAACTCACGTGCTTCATCTTCATCAATATTAATGTTGAACATTGGTTTATGCCTCCTTTACTTCAAATTCAAATAATTCATTTACCTCAACTTGTAAAACTTCTGCCATTTTCTTAGCTAATTTAGGGCTTGGAATCTTTTTACCATTAATAATTTGGCTTAAATAAGAAATTCCAACACCTGTTTCACGTGATAAATCAGATAAATTAAAGCCTTTTAAGAACATGGCTTCTTTAAACTTTCTAGTATTCGCTAAAATAGTCATAATTAAAATCCTCCTTCGTTTTTGACTGACTTCTCAATCAATTTATGACTTTATTATACATAATCGTTTTTCTTTTGCAATAGTTTTTAGACTGACTTCTCAATCATTTTTTATTTTTTTGTACATAAACGTCCAAAAAAATGCTATTATTAACATAATTAGGAGGTTTGTAATGATTAGAAATAGATTGTCTGAACTACTGTCAGAAAGAGGACTAAAAATATCTCGTGTTGCAAAAGATGTAAAAATAGCAAGAAGTTCACTTACTTCAATGGCACAAAATGATTCTGAAATGATAAGATATGATGCTATAGATAAATTATGTAGTTATCTGCACATATCTCCTTCAGAATTTTTTGAACATAATCCAATCAATTTTGACTTTACTTTTGATGAAGAACCGAATTATAAAATTAATGATGTTTTCGAGGGATTTGAAGTAACTGCAAACATTACTCACGCTTTTTCGATTGAAAATTTTGACTTTGAAATTTTAGTAGACGTCGAATTAGATAATAGGCCAAAATTAAATTTTGACTTAGACGTCTCATATAAAGAAACTGAAAAGATAACTAATTCACAACATAGATTTATTTTCACGATTAAAAATGAAGATGAAAATATCGGATTAAAAAAATACGTTGATAGTTTATCTGCAGGCCTTAAAAACTTGTTATTTAAAAAAATTAACCAAAAGTTAAGTGGGTATGTTTCTGAAATAATAGTAAAAAATATAGACGATATTGAAGAGCTTTTTCCAAATAAAGGCGAAAAAAGTACGACTCTACATAAAGAAATTTTACAAACTGATAGCCGTTTATCTAGTGATATTTTTAAAGAATATTAATCGAGGTGATCAAATGGCAAGTTATGAAAAACGCGGAAATACATGGCGCTATCGTATATCACTAGGAAAAGACGCAGAAACGGGCAAATATAAATATATTTCAAACTCAGGTTTTAAACGCAAATCAGACGCTAAACATCACGCTGAAATGGTTGAGCGTCAATTAAGAAATGGCGATTATATCGCACCGTCCACATCTACATTTAAACAGGTTGCTGACGATTGGATATCACAATATGCTAACGAAGTAAAAGTAAGTAGTGTCAGAGCACGCGAGAAAGCCATAAACCACGCCATAGAACGCTTTAACAATAAACCAATACAAACTATCAATAAACATGAATATCAACGTTTTGTAAACGATATAAGCGCACAGTATAGCAAGAATTATGTTGATAGCATTATAGCCTCTACAAATATGATATTTAAGTACGCATACGATATGAAATTAATAAGAATAATGCCTAGCGAGGGTATTAAACGACCTAAAAAGAAAATTAGTGTGGAAGAATTAGAAGATACTGAGATACATAAAAAGTTTCTTGAAAAAGATGAATTATTTCAATTCCTGGAGGTTGCTAAAAATCACCATTCACCCCAAAACAGCTTTGAGGTGTTTTGTACATTAGCATATACAGGCATGCGTGCAGGTGAATTATTGGCATTGAAGTGGTCTGATATAGACTTTGAGAATAACACAATCAATATTACAAAGACTTATTACAATCCAAATAACAATAAAAAGCAATATCAAATACTTACACCAAAAACTGAAAGCTCAATCGGAAAAATTCCAGTTGATCCTCATGTGATTAAATTACTTAAAAACTATAAAGTGGATGTTCAGGACACATGGAAAAACGAATTGTATGTAGATAATAATTTCGTTTTTACTGATGTTAACGGCTACCCCCTCGTAATTAAAAAACTACAATTATGGATAAAAGCTATACTTAAAAAGACTGATATAACTAATAAACAAATAAGCACTCATTCATTTCGTCATACTCATTGTGCATTACTTATAGAGGCTGGTGTGCATATTAAGGAAATACAAGAACGCTTGCGACACAAAGATATAAACACCACTATGAACATCTACGCTAAGATTACGAACTCATACAAAAAAGACGCTTCTCAAAAGTTTAGTAAACTCATGGAAAACGTCTCAAAAGATTTATTTTAAAATTTCTATGACCAAATTATGACCACCCAATATTACAAACGTTATAAAATCGGAGTTTAACAGTCGTTTTACATCATTCCTGGCATACCACCCATGTTAGGTTGGTCATTATTTTTTTCAGGAATTGAAGCCACTACTGCTTCTGTAGTTAAGAACATTGCCGCAACACTTGCTGCATGTTGTAATGCTGAACGTGTTACTTTAGTTGGATCAACGATTCCTGCTTCTAACATATTAACCCACTCGTTTGTAGCAGCGTTAAAACCAACACCTGGCTCTGCATTTTTCAAGCGTTCAACGATGACTGAGCCTTCTAATCCTGCATTTTCAGCAATTTGGCGAACTGGTGCAGTTAATGCTTTAAGTACAATATTCACACCTGTTTCAATGTCGCCTTCAGCTTCAATTTCACTTACTTTTTGGTAAACATTTACTAATGCAGTACCACCACCTGCAACAATACCTTCTTCAACTGCTGCACGTGTAGAGTTTAATGCATCTTCAATACGTAATTTACGTTCTTTAAGTTCTGTTTCACTTGCTGCACCTACCTTGATAACTGCAACACCACCTGCTAATTTAGCTAAGCGCTCTTGTAATTTTTCACGATCAAAATCAGATTCAGTTTCTTCAATTTGAGATTTCAATTGGCTTACACGTGCATCAATGCTGTTTTCGTCACCGTCACCATCAACAACAGTCGTATTATCTTTAGTTACTTCTACTTTACTTGCAGTACCTAACATATCTATTGATGCATCTTTTAAATCTAAGCCTAAATCATCAGTAATCACTTGCGCACCAGTTAAAATAGCTAAATCTTCAAGCATCGCTTTTCTACGATCACCAAAACCAGGTGCTTTTACAGAAACGGCTGTAAATGTACCACGCATGCGGTTTAGCACGATATTTGTTAATGCATCGCCTTCAACTTCATCAGCTACAATTAAGATTGGACGATTAGATTGAACCACTTGTTCTAATAAAGGTAAGATATCTTGGAAAGAAGAGTATTTTTTTATCTGTTACTAAAATATATGGGCGTTCTAATTCAGCAACCATTTTATCTGAATCAGTAACCATATACGGTGATTGATAACCACGATCAAATTGCATACCTTCAACCACTTCAAGTTCAGTGTTCAAGCCATTTGATTCTTCAATTGTAATGACACCATCGTTACCTACTTTTTCCATAGCTTCTGAAATATAGCGTCCAATTTCTTCATCTGCTGCTGAAATCGCACCTACTTGCGCAATTTCATTTTTATTTTCAACTTTTTGAGAATTTTCATGTAACGCTTCAACAGCAACTTTAACTGCTTTGTCGATACCTTGTCGTAAACCAACTGGGTTCGCACCACTTGTAACATTTTTCAAGCCTTCTTGAATCATTGCTTGAGCTAATACTGTTGCAGTTGTCGTACCGTCACCAGCAATTTCATTTGTCTTATTTGCGACTTCCTGAACTAGTTTAGCCCCCATATTTTCATATGGATCTTCTAATTCGATTTCTTTAGCAATCGTTACACCATCGTTCGTAATTAAAGGTGCTGTAAACTCTTTATCTAATACAACATTACGTCCTTTAGGACCAATCGTTACTTTAACTGCATTTGCTAATTGGTCAACACCACGTAACATTGCTTGACGTGCATCTTCAGAGAATTTCAATTGTTTAACCAT